AGTAGCCGCACCGGCCACCGCGCCGGCTGTTGCACCGGTTGCTGCGCCTTCACCAACCGAAGGAATGCCAACTGGACCGCGTCAAGAATTGACAACCGGCCAAAAGGTATACCAAGCGGTTCGGCCTTACGTTGAACCAACAGTAACTGCGCTGGGTGCTGTGGGCGGCGGCCTTGTAGGCGCACCATTAGGCCCAGCGGGCGCTGTGGGCGGCGCAGGTTTGGGCTATGGCATCGCCAAACAAGCTATGAACGTGGCTGACGTAGGTATGGGTATGCAAGCCCCTGCCCAAGGCTCTGACATCGTTACACAGCCGCTTAAAAACGTGCTGGAAGGCGCTACGTATGAGGCAGGGGGCCGTGTTGTTGCGCCGTATCTTGGAAAAGCTATTGGCGCCGTCATGGACGTAACGCAAATACCTCAACAAAAAGCTGCTGCAATTGCTCGCAACGCGCTTGCTTCTGATTTGCCAACCGTGCTTAATGCTTTGCGCAATGCGCCTGCTGGTGTCACTGCCGCGCAAGCAACGGCTGGGGTAACCAATCCGACATGGCAAGCGCTGATCGAGCGTAGGTTGGCTGCTGATCCTAAATTTACGTTAACGCTCAAAAACATGAACGAGCAAGACGCTGTGAACGAATTGTCCAAGCTGGCTGGCGGCATGACTGCGACAGATGTTCGTGCTGCAACGGCAGGCGCCAAAGATAGATTAAGCGCGCTTACCACACCAATGCGCGATACAGCACTTGCCCGCGCCAATCTTGGTCAAAGTGTGGCCGAGTTGGAAGCACGCGCAAGCAGCATGAGTGACCAAGCAGCGGCTGAAGTTCAAAAAGTACGCGAATTGGTTAACGCCGGCAAAGTTGCTGAAGCAGCCGCGCGCTTGGAATTAATTAAAAAGAATTTGCCTGTTGGTTTTACTCAATACACATACAAAGGCCAATTAGGAAAAATGGCCGACGAGTGGGCGTCGCAAGCCGCCAACGCATCTTTGGATTTGGGCCAAGGTGCACGATTTGCGCAAGGCGCTGCCGACAGCCTACGGTCTGTAGGCATCAAACCGTTAAATGCGCCCGCGTTGGTCAGCAAAATAGAAGGTATGGCTACCGCGCCAGAGTATGCCGGTAACGATATCATGTCTACGGCGGTAAAAAATGTTGCCAATGACATCAACAAATGGACAACCAGCGGCGGTTTGATAGACGCCGTGGCCCTAGATGCTATTCGCAAAAACTCTGTCAACGCCGCCATTCGTCAATTGAATCCTGGCGCTGATGCGACCACGCAACGCAATTTGGCCGCGTCAGTTATGACCAAACTTAAACCAATTATTGACGATGCAATTGTCGGTGCGGGCGGCGCGGGGTACAAAGATTATTTGGCTACCTACGCGCAAGGCGCGCAAAAGATCGCCGAACAAAAGCTGGCAGGCAAAGCCTTGGAATTGTTTCAGACCAATAAAGACGCGTTTGTAAAATTAGTTGAAGGCAATTCCCCGCAAGAAGTCGAGAAGATTCTTGGCCCTGGTAGCTACAACATTGCCAAAGATGTGAGCGAAAACACCCTTACAACTTTGCGTGACCAAGCCGCCAAAGTTGTCCGCGACGCTAACATCAAAACCCAAGTGGCCGAAGGTCAAGACGCGCTCAAAGAATTGCTGACGCAACATTTATCTAAAGTGCGTTTGCCGTCTTATATTACGGCGGTAGCAGCTACGTCTAATAAAGCAATTCAAATTTTAGAAAATAAAATTGGCGCCAAAACTATGCGAACTTTGACTGAAGCGTTTAAAACGCCTCAAGGCACCGCAGATTTGCTTAATACACTTCCTGCAACTGAACGTAATAGAGTATTGCAATTGCTTTCTGATCCTTCTAAATGGAGCGGCGGCAGTGCAAGCACTATTAACGCGCTTGCCCCTGAAAACCAAAACGCATTGGCTCAATAATGGACCAGCAAACTATCAACATCATCATCGGCGCGTGCTTGACCGTGGCCGGTTGGTTTGCGCGCGAGTTGTGGACAGCAGTGCAGGAGTTGAAAAACGAATTGGGCAAATTGCCGTTGACGTACGTCACCCGCGCGGACTACAAAGACGATATGCGCGAGGTCAAGGAAATGCTGGGTAAGATTTTTGACCGGCTGGAAAACAAAGCGGACAAGTAATGGATCCCATAACGGCCTTCGCGGCGGCTCAAGCGGCTGTTAAGGGCGTACAGGCAGCCATCAAGCTGGGCAAGGACATCCACGCCATCACTGGCGAGGCCATGAAGTTTTTTGAGGCCAAGGATGTCGTCCAGCGCGAGGCGTCCAAGCCCAAGGGCACCTTCGCCAAGTCGGACACAGCGCAGGCTTTCGAGATTGTCATGCAGGCCAAGATGCTCAATGACGCCGAGAAGGAACTGAACAACTGGATGGTGATGTCGGGCCACGCCGATCTGTGGCAGCAGTTGCTAATTGAGCGCAACAACATCATCCAAAAGCGCAAGAAGCAAGAAATCTTGGACGAGCAGCACGCTGCGGCCAAGAAGAAGGAAATGGACGAGTTAATCAACTGGCTCCTTGGCGGCGGTATCGTCGTCATGGTGCTGGGATTCATCGTCTGGTGGCTGACAATTTTGATGGAGAAACACTAATGTTTGAAATGCTTGGTGGTGGTATCTTGGGTTCTCTGTTGGGCGGCGTGTTCCGGCTGGCGCCAGAAGTGCTGAAATGGATGGACAAAAAAGACGAACGCGCCCATGAACGTTTGATGTTTGAGCAGCAGTGCGCGCTAGAGCAAGTGCGCGGCCAACAAAAGCTGGCCGAAATTGGCGCCCAACGCGAGGCGACCGTAGACGCTGGTGTGATGAATGCCTTTAACTCTGCGATAGAACAGCAGACAGAGATGGTCAAAGCCGCCGGGGGTTGGGTGGCCAGCTTGTCGGCCAGCGTGCGTCCTATGGTGACGTACTGGATTTTGTTAATCTGGTCGTTCATTCATATCTGGTTTGCGTGGAACGCCTGGGCGACCGGCGCACACCCCGACGCCGTGTTCAAATTAATGATGTCCGGTGACTTTAGCGCGCTGGTTAGCGGCACGCTCAATTATTGGTTCCTTGACCGTACATTGGCAAAGCGCGGGCTATGAACCTGGACATCGCCGCCGCGCTGTGCAAACGGTTCGAGGGCTTTTCGTCGAAGCCTTACCTATGCCCAGCCGGTATACCAACGACAGGCTTTGGCTCGACCTATTACTCTGATGGGCGTAAAGTCACGCTGCAAGACCCGCCCATCTCTGCCCAAGAGGCAGAGGCGTTGCTGTTGCATGAGTTGCAGCACACTTACCTACCTGGCGTCCTACGGCATTGCCCCATCCTGCTGACAGACGAACCCAAGTGCAACGCTATTGTGGACTTTGCGTACAACCTAGGAATTGGCCGTCTCCAGACCAGCACATTAAAACGTAAGATCAATGAGCAAGACTGGGACGGCGCCAAAGAGCAATTGATGTTATGGACAAAAGGCGGTGGGCGTGTGTTGCCCGGCCTACTCAAGCGTCGCGTCGCCGAATGCGCCTTATTTCCTTCATAGCGTCCTTCAGATCGCCACGTAATTGTTCGATGGCTTCTTGCTGTTCTTGCATACGCTTGTAAGCGTCTGCGGCGAACTTGGCCAAGGTCTCGTTTGTCCAGGCTGCAAAGTTAGGTAAGTCGTTCATGGCATTGGGCAGTTTTCAGGTGGAACAACAACGCACCAGACGGCGCTCCATTTACCTGGGCCACGGCCTTCCTTGGCAATCCAGCGGTCGATGTAGGCGTCGGGCATCTTGAGCAGGCTGCGCCCGGCGTTGGTGTAGTTCATGTTGAGGTAGTTGGATATGTCCAGCAGCGTCAAGCCGTCGGCGTACTTGTGCAACAACATTCGTATGCGGTGTTGGGGTGGCGTGTTCAAGAATTTTTCTCCTCCTCTATCGGGCCTTTGAATAGAGCCATGCCTAGTTGACCTAGCATGACCGCCTTTAACTCTTCCCGCTCCTCTTCTGGATACTCGGAGGCAACATTTTCTATGATTTTCCAAATGCCAGCGGCGACATCTTTAGCTGGGATGATGCTCATGTGTTCTTCCTTTGCAGTCTAGCCAAGCACCATGAAACCCCCTGGTCAAACGTGTCAGGCATATCTTCAATTTCTTTCCAGTCCTCATCCGTCAGCCCCACCCAAGGGCGCTGATAGACTTGGATGTCGTCATCTTCCAACTTGTCCTGCGCTGCTGCTTTCTTTGATTTGTAGCCTGTCATGTGTTGCTCCTTGCTCTGATTGCCTCAATACATTCCCATACACCTAATTGGTAATAAACGTGGACATTTGTTTTTGCAAGTTCTTCGCACAACTTAGCGCACCATGCTCGCTCGTGCGCTGCTACCAAGGCGGCAAAGACTTCAAGCTCTTTCCAATTACCCACTACACCATCAATACCCGGCGCTTGCTCTTGGTGTCGTCTAAGCCGCGCTTGCTTTGCTAGTTCCATGATGTTCATTTGAACACCG